CACGCCGGCGGCGCTGTTCTACACAGCGGCTGTGGGCGGCGCCAAGATCGCGCAAATGCGGGCTCGATTCGAGTCCGAGATCGTGCCGCTGGGCCCGCAGCCGGGTGACATCCTGATTTGCGGCCCGACCATCAACGACATCGAGGCCACGGCGACCGACACCATCGTCTCCGAGCTGTCGCAGCTGTACGACCGGGCGCTGAAGTTCGGGATGATCGTTCACACCGGAGTGATCACTCAGGTCGGCGCCAGCAGCTACTTCACGACGCCGGCCACGGCGCTGACGCAGATCCTCGACGTCAACCAGGCCGTCATCAACAAGGCGCGCTCCAAACCCAACATGCGGGTGTTTCGCGGCGACCTGGCGCTGGGCGGCGGCAGCTATGCCACGGCCGGCACGACCGAGGCTGCTGGCTCGCACCCGACGCCGGCAGGCGCGGCGCCGATGGGTGCCAGGTACATCACCGACTGCGGCGACGACTATCCGCGTGGCGAGGTGTACCGCTACGCGTCCAACGCCGACAACTGGGTGAATTCGGAGTCTCGCAACAAGGTCGCAAACTGCCAGTTTGCCGGCGCCTCTGGCGCAGCGCCAGGCACTGGCTGGACCGCAACCGGGACAGGCAACACCTTCACGAGCGATGCCCTGGGGCTGAACTGGACCAAGGCCGCCGCGGGGACCAATTCATCGACGGTCGTTCAGGACGTGACCGCACGGCTCACGGCAGGGGAGACCTATGAATTCGGCAACGGGCTGGAGGTGCTCTCTGTCGGTCAGGGCCACTACTTCCGCGCGGAGCTGGTGTTCATCGTCGGCGGCATTGAATATGCCTACACCATCGGCCGCGACCAATTCACCGTTGCGAACGGCGGGAGCCTGCCACCGGTTGGCACCAAGTGGCTGAATCGACACACGGCGCTTGTGCCGGTCGGGTTCACGCAAGCGCTGTTGCGCTTTTCGTTGCAGCAGGTTGGTGTGGGGTCGACGCAGATTCGCGTGTCTGAGCCGGTGATCTTCACCTGACCATGCCCACCCACTCCATCACCGGCGACCTGCGCCACGGCACACAGTGCATCGGCTATGTCGGCACGGCTGACAACGCGGTGAGGCGCTGACGTGGCGCTCAAGTTACTCCTTTAAGACTTTTCAGCCGCCGCACCCTGTAGCCACAGGGGTGCGGCGTGTACCGCGGGGCAGCCGCGCGCCTGGACTCATCCACCAGTCGCGCGTGAACTTCAGGATGGAACTTCAAAGGCCTCTCCGGGCAACCGGCGAGGCCTTTGTCGTTTCGGGGCCGCCCCCGTATGGCGCAGGAGCGATAGATGGACGAGAACGATCTCACCCCCGAGGAGCTGGCAGCGTTCGAGAAGCAGTTGCTCTCGGACCTGAAGCCCGACGCGGACGACCCGGTGTTTGAGCGGCAGGCCCCGGGAGGCGACCAGCCCCCGGCGAGCGCGCCGCCAGCGCCGACACCGCCCGCGGCACCGGCCCCGGCAGCAGCCCCGACCGCCGCTGCACCCGCAGCACCTGCCGCACCTGCACCCGCAGGGACGCCGGCCGAGCCCGACCTGGGCGACCCGCGCGCGGCGCTTCGTGCGTCGCGCCGGTCGGAGCGCCAGGCCAGGGAACGCGCCGAGCAGCGCGAACGCGAGAACGAGCAGCTGCGCAAGCAGCTTGCCGAACTGCGCGGCACGCCGGCAACGCCCGAAGGGGTGGACCCGGAGATGGCCGCGCTGGAACTCGACGTTCCAGGCGTAGCGCCCGTGGTCAAGCGGCTGCTGAACGAGGTGAAAGAACTGAGGCAGCAGATCGCCGCACCGAAGCAGGCCCCCGAGCCCGACTTCGTGCCCGAGAGACTGCACGAGGCCTTGCAAGAGATCGTCGACGACATCCCCCAGCTGCTGGCATGGCAGACCAGCCCACGGTTCAAGGACCACTGGGAACTGGCCAAGGCCACCGACCTTGCGCTGACGAAGCACCGGGACTGGAAAGACAAGCCCGAGGCCGAACGGCTGCAAGAGACGGCGCGCCGCGTCGCCGCCGAGCTGGGCGCTCCCTCTCCCACACCACCGGCACCTGCACCCACGCGGGCCGCACAGCGCATTCAGGACGCCCCCGAGCGTGGCCTGGAAACGCTGTCGGACCTGCGCGGTGGCGTGGTGCCTTCCACATCCACGGGCCAGGACTTCTACGCGATGAAGTCCGACGAGGAAGTGATGGCCGCGCTCGAAAAGCTGCGCTGACCACACCTCCGGGCCCCAAGTTCAAGGACACCTGAATCATGGGTCAAACCAACGTTTCGGCGAGCAGCCCGCTCGCCAACAAGCAGTTCTCGCGCGCCCTGTCGGCGATGGCCGTGCGTCAGCCGACGCCGGTTCGTTCGCTGACCGGCCCGATGCCGAGCCACGACGACGCGATGCGCAAGATCCGTCAGCAAAGCACGACCGAAATGCCGATCGTGCGAGTCGACGAACTCTCCAAGGGCCCCGGCACGCTGGTGCAGGTCGACTGCGCGCACGTGGTGAAGCTGCGGGCCGTCATGGGCGACCGCAACGCCGAGGGCCTGGGCGCCGAGATGAAGTACAGCTCGGTCGACATCAACATCGACATGAGCACCATCCCGGTGAGCGCCGGCGGCAAGATGACGCAGCAGCGCACGCCGCACAGCATGCGCATGAACGCGCTGGCCCAGCTGAAGGGCGGCATGCCGCGCTTTCGCTGGCAGCGCATCCTGACGCACCTGGCCGGCGCCCGGGGCGAGCAGGACGGCACCGACTGGATCGTGCCGCTGGCCAGCGATCCCGAGTTCGCCGAGCAGATGATCAACCCGGTGAAGGCGCCGACCTACAACCGCCACTGGGTGGTCGATGGCTCGACGCTGGTGCAGGGCGGGGCGCAACTGGCCTCGGTCGACACCACCGACAAGATGCTGCTGGCGCACATCGACGAGCTGGCGGCCCTGTGGGACGAGATGCCCGTGAAGATGGCGCACCTGCAGATCCCGGGTGACGACGCGGCCGGCGAGGACATGATCAAGGGCGTGCTGTACGTCGACCCCCTGGTCTGGGACGCGATCATCACGGACAACACGGCCAACAACAACATCCGCACCTTCCAGGCCAACGCGCTGGACCGGGCGGCCTACGGCAACATGGGTCGCCACCCGCTGTTCGCCGGCAAGCCGCTGCTGTGGAACGGCATCCTGGTGCGCAAGATGTCCTACGGCATCCGCTTCAGCGCCAGCGCCGCCGTGGCGCACGTGACCGCAGCCAACCGCCTGGCAGCCACCGAAACCAACGTGACGGTGGCCGCGGGCCTGTCGACCACGCACCAGGTGGCGCGCTCGATCTTCCTGGGCGCGCAGGCACTGGCCATGTGCTCGGGCGGCAACCAGACCAGCGAGGAAACCTACTCGCTGCTGGAGAACCGCACGAACTTCGGCCGCAACCTGGAGATGGCCGGCGAGGTGATCGGCGCGGAGCAAAAGCTGCGCTGGAGCCTGCCGAACGCCAGCGGCGACCTGGAGGCCACCGACTTCGGCGTGGCCATCATCGACAGCGTGGTGCGCAAGCGCAACGTGTGATGAAGGCGGGCCTTCGGGCCTGCGTCATCGAGTTTCACCAACACTTTCAAGGAGCCTTTCATGGCCCAAGTCAAGTCTGCCAAGTTCGCAGTCGCCAAGCTCAACAAGGGCGACGGCACTGGCGTGTTTCTCGTCGACAAGCTGACGGTGGCGACCAACCCGGTCGCCAACGACACGCTGGACTTCGTGATCCCGAAGGGCATCGAAGTCACGGGCATCAAGTTCAACCACACGGCCCTGGCCGCCTCCGGCCTGGCCGGCAAGGTCGGCTTCGCGTCCCTCACCGGCGCGGCGACGGTCAAGGCCAACGGCACGGACCTCGCCACCGACGACGACTACTTCCGCGCTGCCGGCACCTTCGGCCTCACGGCCACGGGGTTCGACTGCTACTTCCCGCCCATCACGTTCGAGGAGGACGTGCTGCTGCGGCTGACGGTGACGGTGACGGCAACGTCGTTCGCCGCCGGCTCGCTGTGGTCGGTCATCGAGGGCGGCCAGGTCGGCGTCAAGTAACCGGGCATCGGTTGTCTCCCCGCGGCCTCGCGTCGCGGTTGCCAGGGGCGGTCCTTCGCAGGGCCGCCCCTTTTTTCTGGACGCAAGGAGGCCTTCGATGGCACTGGTTCGATACATCGGCAGCAAGCCGACCAAGGAAGACAACGTGGCCCACACCAAGACGGTGTGGCCAGGCCCCGGCACGGACCGCGAAGTGCCCGATGGCGTTGCGGTGGAGCTGCTGAAGCACCCCACGGTGTGGCAGCTCGTGACCGAGGACATGCAGCGCCTGACCGCGCCCGCGCTGGGCTCCGAGCCCGAGCCCCCGGCGATGCGCTTCGTGCACGCCAAGGGCGACGACAACCCGGTGTACGCGCTGCGCGACACCGAGAACGACGAGATCACCGATCTCACCAACATGACCGACGCCGAGCTGAAGGCCTTTGCCCGCGTGAACGGCATCAAGGCCGACCTGCGCAAGCGCGGCGATGAGCTGAAGGCAACGATCGTGGCCACGGTCATCGCCGCCACCGAACGGCCCCCCGAGGCCAAGGAGTAAGCCATGCCGAGCATCACTGCACAGCAGATCGTCGACCGCGCGTGGATCATCCTGCAGGACACCAATGGCGGCAGCGGCGTGCGATGGCCGTCCACCGAGCAGCTGCTGTGGGTGAACGACGGGCAGCGCGAGGTGGTGATCAACCTGCCCAGCGCCTACGTCAAGACGGCCATCGCCACGCTGACGGCGGGCACGCGGCAGAACCTGGCCACGCTGGGTTTCACCGACGGCATCCAGTTCATGAAGTTCGTGCGCAACTTCGACGCCGCCGGCACCGCGCCGGGCCGCGCCGTCACCGTCAAGCCGATGATGTGGCTGGACGAGCAGCGCCCGACCTGGCACGCCGATGCGGCAGGCGATGCGATCCACTGCTTCTACGAGGCCAACGACCCCAAGACCTTCTACGTGTGGCCCAAGGCCGACGGCACCAAGAAGGGCGAGATCGTCTACTCGGCCGCGCCGCCCGAGATGGCGGCGCTGGGCAACACCATCAGCTTGGATGACATCTACGCCAACGCGCTGCAGTACTACGTGCTGTTCCGCAGCTTCAGCAAGAACGCGACCTACACCAAGGCGCCGCAGCTGGCCGCCGCGTACTACCAGCTGTTCCTGCAGAGCCTGGGCATCAAGGACCAGCGCGTGAAGGCGCTGGACGCGAACCTGCAGATGCTCAGTGACGGCGCCGGCGTGGCGGGCTCGCAGGCCGGGGGCGGCTGATGAAGACCTGGGCCGACTTCGTGCCCAAGATCGTGATGTTCGCGGCCGACTGCCCGCACTTCACGATCGAGGAGGAGGCCAAGCGCGCGGCCATCGAGTTCTACCGGGAAACGCGCGCCTGGCGATCGACGCTGCCCGTGACGCTGGTGGCCGCCACCGTGGCGTCGCAGGCCAGCTACACGGTGGCGCCGCCCGAAGGCCTGGAGATGGTGGGTCTGCCGGCGGTGTGGCTCGATGACGTGGAGATCGCCGAGGCCCGGCCTGGCGACGTGAACGACATCACGCCGATCGAAACCGGCACGCGGCATTCGGTGCTGCTGACCAGCGGCACCACGATCCGCCTGATCCCGCCCACGGTGACGGCAGGGCGCGTGATCAAGGCGCAGGTGGCCTACACGCCGACCGAGGCCGCGGCGGGCATCGAGGATGCGAAGTTCCACGAGCACCTGGAGACGATCAAGCACCTGGCGCTGTCGCGGCTGAAGTACATGCAGGGCAAGCCGTGGTCCGACCCGGCGGGCGCCCGCGCGTGCGAGGCCGAGTACCAGCGCCGCGCGCTCGACGACGGCGCTGCGGCCGGGCCGGTGCGGCGCAACCGCCTGCGCACCCGAAAGCAGGTGATCTGATGCTGGTGGCTGCATGGTCGAAGTTCATCGGGGCCAACCTGATGCTCAACCCGAAGCTGCTGCCCGACGGCCTGGGCGTGATGGCATCGAACCTGCGCCTGGGCTATGGCGACTTGCGCGCCTGGAACGCGGCCAACACCGTGGTGACGACGGGCGGCGCAACGCCGCTGATCAGCGCGTACCGCATGAACCGCGCCACGGTCAGCGACACCAGCGCCTGGATTCAGTGGACGGTGGATGTGGACGTGGTGCGGTCACTGATCGGCAACGACTCGACCGAGGAGATCTACTTCACCGGCGACGGCGCACCGAAGCTGACCAACAACGCAATCGGCCTGCCCGCAGCACCAGGCCCGGCGGCCACGCGCTCGCTGGGGATCCCCGCGCCGAGCGTGCAGATGGCGCTGCCCACCGTGCTGGTGGCCGGCGCTGGCGCTACCGAGAGCCGGGTGTACGTCGACACGTTCTACAACGACGTGAACCGCGAGAGCGCGCCGGGCATTTCGAGATCGGTGTCGGTGGCCGGCGGGTCGACCATGAACCTGACCGGCCTGGCCGCGGCCCCTGGTGGCACGCACGGCATCAACCGCCGGCGCATCTACTGCTCGACCGACGGCGGCGACTTCCTGCTGGTGGTGGAGCAAGCATCCGCCTCGACCACGGCCACCGACAACCTGGCGCGCGGCGCGGTGCTGCAGTCCGGTGGCGACATCGCCTACCCGGCCTGGCTGGAGCCGCCCGTGGGCCTGAAGGGCCTGATCGGCCTGTGGAACGGGATGATCGGCGGCTTCACCGGCAAGAGCTTCGCGGTGTGCGTGCCGTACAAGCCCTGGGCCTGGCCGGTGGAGTACCAGGATTCGGTGTACGACGACATCGTGGGCACCGGCAAGTGGCGCCAGTCGTGGGTGCTGCTGACCACCTCGGCGCCCATCGTCATCACCGGCTCGTCGCCCGACTCCCTGAGCCAAGACCCGGTGCCCTTCAACCAGGCCTGCGTGAGCAAGCGCTCGGTGGTGAGCGTGGGCTTCGGCGTGGCCTGGGCCTCGCCTGACGGCCTGTGCTTCATCGGCGACCAGGGCCCGCGCATCGTCACCGAGGGCATCTTGTCGCCCGAGCAATGGCAGGCGCTGGTGCCAAGCACGATCATCGGCTCACGCATCGAGCGCTACTACTACGGGGCCTACAACGACGGCACGAGCAAGGCGTTCATGATCGACCTGCTCAACCCGACCGGGATCATCTTCCTGACGCAGGGTGCGCGCGGCGTCTTCTACGACCCGATCTCCGACCGGCTGTACCTGCAGGACACCGGCAACACCATCAAGCGCTGGAACGGCGGCGCGGCGCAGTCCTGCACCTTCAAGACCGGCGTGAAGCGCCACCCGCAGCCCACCAACCCGGGCTACGGCATGGTGGTGTCGGACCTGCCGATCTCGGTGGTGGTGCGGCTGTACGCGCTGCTGCTGCAAAGCGGTGGCACCTACGTCTGGACGGAAGTGTTCAACCGCACCGTGACCAGCGGCCAGCCGTTCGCGCTGCCGGCTGGGTACTTG